TTACAATAAATCATTACGTAAATAATATTCAAATAAATCTATATTTAAACTTATCTGATACTGATTATAAGGTTCAATAACGTATTCTTTGGGTAGAATATCCTTTTCTTTCATATATTCCATAATACTTACATAATCATTAACACAATACTTACCGTCATACTGTTTGTATATGTTTATAAAATTATCAACTAAATTCTTTATCATATCAATCACATTTAATTCTAAACTTGCAATCCAAGTTCTTGCAGCAATAACCCTGTAACTTGTTTATTTCAAGTTTATTATTCATTATTTGGGTTTGAAGATTTACGATTATTCCCCTTAGATTATCCAATTCCTTCATAAAATCGTTTATCTCTTTCTGCTTGGAATCCAACTTACCTTCTAATACGGTTATCTGACTTAAACACCATTCCACACGGTGCTTGTATAAATCATCAGTTGAATTATCAATTTCAAGTAGTTCTTTTCTTACATTCAAGTCCCGTTCATCTTGAATTTTAGCATCTTCTTTTCTTTTTTGCCACCATTCTTTAATCAGTGGGAACAACCATTTATTAGCAGCGAACCAAGCAATAACAGAAGATACACCTGTTACCAAGTAGCCTAATATAGTTCCAATTGTTATTTCCATCATCTTTTACAAGTATTACAAGTTTTATTCTTATGTTTGAAGTAAATACCGCTTTCAAACTTTTTGGTTGCCGAACCTTCACTATATGTATCTTTGCAAGCACATTCATCAGAAGGCATCCAAAGGGGGTAACTTACCCTACACTTACATAAATAATCTATAAGTTGACTTGCCAATACTTCTGCATCATTCTTCAGCCAACTTCTTAATTGGGCTATATCCTTAATATCAACAGCTTTGGAATTCTCCGATTCACGCACAGTTACACCCTTGTTTAGCACTGTTGCCCATTTGAACGGTAATCCCTGATACACTGTGTAGAATGATAATACAGGTGCTATCTTAATTATTAAATCACCATTTTCAGGGGTTAGTGTGTTGGTGCTTATTTGTTGTTTCAATTCTTCACTTAGTGCAGTTCCAATAATAGGTTCAATATATAATTCCTGTGCAATTGAAAGATATGGTATAAATTCAGTAATAACCGTATTATCCGTTACAGGGGAATGAAGTTTAAATAACGCTTCATTAATTAAAACAATTGGTTGATATGTGTTCTTTGCCATTATGCTTGTATATTTGTTTCATTATTATTTTCTTCAGTTTCAGGCGTAGCAGCTTCAGCGATTTTACCAATTACATCTAATTCTTTTATTTTCAATTTTCCCGTATAACCGTTCATAATTACAAACTGATTCAAACAGTCTAAAATGTTTCTTCTTAACTGTTGAATAACTGTATAATTATACAGGATATAAGCATTAGTAATTTCATTTGCGTTCCCTGATAAGTTACCTGAACCACTGATACCTGCAAGTGTCGGGCTTGTCAATCTGTGTGCACTGATAATCTTTTGAAAAATTACATCATTTACATTATTATATAAATCAGCATTTTGACTTGCAGAAAATGAAGTAACAACAGGTTTTATTTCCTGACTTTCACCCCAAAGAACCATAAATGAATTTGCACCTTCACTACCACAGAAGTTACGTTCCATATCTGCTTGAAATGCTTCTTTTTCTTCATCACTTGGATTTGCAGGCATGGTGATAATTGTGCTTGGGGTAAACCCGTTATTGATTGAATTACGGTAAAATTTAGCCAAAAGTCCATCAGCTTCAACATAATCAATTGCTGAATAATATGAAGGTATAGGGTAATAATCCAATCCTGCTGTATAATCTTTATAATAGTATAAATATCTTTCACCTTTGATTGGTTGTTCAGTTCCCCAAGCTTTCACGTCTACGGGGGCTGTTCGTCCTGCTGTTTTAGTCCAATCATTTGAAATATAATAATTTAATATAATTCCAAATTCATTAAAATCACCACATCTTACTTTTGAAAAGTCTGTATGATATAATGAAAAAGATGTACCATTTTCGTTAACTATTACTTGAAAACAGAAGCCACCGAACATTACATAATCTTTTGTAATTTTTTCTATAAATGAATCCCATGTATCGGTTTGGTTTGGTGTACCAAAGTAAAATTCAGAATCATCAACACCATCACCAAGTATATAAGTAACCTTGTTATCTAAGATTGCTTTATTTACGGCTGATTGGTTATTAAGGTTGATTATACGCTGTGGAAAATCATTATTATCACCGTAATTAATCCAATTTTTATACTTTCTGAAATTGGGAAATGTAGGTGTTTGACTGTTTAAATTTATATTGGTATAACTAAGTTTTATATTTTTCTTCGTTGCCATTTATTTCTTTTTAGAAAAAGATAAAAACAGGCAAAAAGAAAGGTGGTAAGTTTCAAATCCTTACCACCTTATATTAATCCATTATTCCAATAACATTATATCCCTTTTCTCGCCAAACAGCAACAGGTTCATCATAACCATTAGTTGTATATAATCTGATATACTTTGTTCCTGTTGTTAACGTTTCAGAATGATTGGCAGTCCACAACATACTTTCAGCATCCCAAGTAGTACAGTTTTCCAAATTGAAATAATCAGCAGAACTTTTACCTAAGTTGGATATATAAAGTTTTTTCAATAGGTTAAAGGTTGCAGGGCTTGCAAATAACCTTGTTGTACTATTTATATCGGTTACTGAACTTAAATCCAATCCATACACAGCTTCCAACTTAGAATTCTGACGAAACATATTAGACATAAATTTACAATTGGATGTATCTAATTGGGGAACAGATGCCAATTCATAACAACCACTGAACATATTTCTCGAATCAGTTAATGTGGAACACACATTATTAGTATCTTCAGCAACATTAGTAAGATAGGGTTCATTAACGAACATACCACCTAAGAAGCTAAGATTGCTTACTAATGGTTTATCACCCCAACTTACCAATTCTTTTATATAAGAATAAGCAGAAGATTGATTTGCAATACATATATCTTCTTTATCAGTGGTTATTTGAACCAATAATTCTGTATTCCCCAAGTAGTTAAAGGATTTATTTATAACACCACTACTGTATTTCATTACAGTTCCTTCACCCCAATTAACGGTAATGGTTTCACCACTTCTTATATAAATTGGGAGTGTGGAAGTAAAATCACCTGCTTTAGCAAGTATCTTAAAAATCAGACCTTCACCAATTGGCAAAGGTTCTGAATGATTAGATAAAAACTTTTTCTTAATTATTTCCATACTCTATATATGCAGCATACCATTTATTATTATTGTAAGTAAATATAAATTCCATTTCAACGCCATCTTTAAATTCACTTGGTGCAGATTTCCAAACAATATCAGAAGGAAATATTACAGTATAGTTTGAATTTACAGTAAATGAAAAATCAATAACAGTGTACTTGGTAACAGTAGGTAATGAAATAGTTGTATTTCTTGTTATCACTGAATGTTGTATTTTATCAGAACCTAATGCTAATGTACCTGTATTTGATACTGTTTGTTCAATTAAAGTATATTCAACCATATTCTGAATATTGGTGATTGAAGTTCTAATATCAGAATCATCATAATTGGTTAGCCCTTCCAATTTGGTTTTCAAAGCAGTTGTAAAATCATTAGTTGAAAGCCCTTTACCTGTTACTTTATCAACTTTGCCTGATACTTTGGAATCTATTTCAGCCTTTGTATAGTAGTTAGTCAAATCAACTTCACCACCTGTAACGGCTTCATCAATTTTGGCATCAACTTCAGACTTGGTGTAAGTGTTTCCAATTAGGCTTTTTAATTCAGTATCATCATAATTGGATAATGAAGCAAGTTTACTTTTTTCAGCAGTCGTATAATCGTTTGTTGAAAGTCCTTTACCTGTAATCTTATCAACTTTGCCCGATACTTTAGAATCTGTTTCAGCCTTTGTATAGTAGTTGGTCAAATCAACTTCACCACCTGTATTACCTGAAAGTGCATCATAAACTTTTTTCAAAGTATTTATGTTATCACCTGCACCACCTAATATTTCATTTTTTAATTCAAGTAATAACCCTGCTAAAGTTTGACTATCCGTTATACCTGCTAAGAAATCTTGAAGTTCTTTAAATGAATCCACTGCATCTGTAATACCACCTGCATTAAGGAAATTCTTCAAAGTAACGGCAATACTTCTGATTGAATTATAATCATCACCTAATTTATCTAATTCCTCTTTGATGTTGGAATATGACGTACTGCCTGAAGTACCTGCCAATAAAACAGCAAAATCTTCTTCTGCTTTAGTCGCACGTGCGACTTCAATAGTTAACTTGCCATCAATATTAACTTCTGCCGCCTGTGCTCTTTCAGCTTCAGCGTTAATGGTGTCATTATTGGCTTTTTCTGCTGCTTTGGCTCTGATAATTTCAGCATTCAAATCGTCTGCAATAACCTTTTCAGCAGCTTTAGCACGTACTACTTCATTAGTAATTGAATCTGAATTGATTTTTTCCGCATCTTTGGCACGTACTACTTCATCATCAATTTTCTTATCAATTAATGTTTCAGCAGTGGTTGCACGTTCTACTTCTGCTTCAATTGCTGTTTTGTTTGAATTTATTTTAGAATCCAAATTTGAAACAAAGCCATCAAATTTAGTTTCAATCCTTGTTTCTTCAGCCTTTGCACGGGTAACTTCTGCTTCAATAGCAGTGGTGTTTGCCTGTTCCGCTTCCTGTGCTCTACCAATTTCATCATTCAAAGAATTTCTGATAATATTTTCGGCTGCAACAGCACGTTCTTTTTCGGTTATAATTGCAGTGGCATTCACTTGTTCAGCAGCCTTTGCCCTCGATACTTCAGCAGCAATTGCATCTGCATTTGCTTGTTCAGCAGCAGTGGCACGTTCCGTTTCAGCTTCAACCAATCCTTCTGCCTTTGTTTCAATTCTTGCTTCTTCTGCTTTGGCTCTGTCTGCTTCTGCTTTAATTTCGGTATCAATTTTGGCATTTAATACTGATTCGGCTTCAGTGGCACGTGTTATTTCCGCTTCAATCTTTGCATTAAGTTCCGCTTCTGCTGCCTGTGCTCTGTCTGATTCGGATTTTACTTCATCACCATTTGCATCAATTCTATCACTTAAATCTTTTTCTGCATTAATGGCACGTTCCACTTCAGCAGCAATAGCATCAGAATTTGCTTTTTCAGCAGCTTTAGCACGCTCTGTTTCAGTATTTACCAAATCTTCTACCTTTGTTTCAATACGTGTTTCTTCGCTTATGGCACGTTCTTTTTCAGCAGTAACTAAGTTATCAATCTTGGTATCTAAAGTGGCATCAGCAGCCTTATATGCAGCATCTAAAGCCACTATTGCATCTGCATTTACTTGTTCAGCTTCAGTGGCACGTTCCGTTTCAGTAGTTATTAAATCTACTGCTTTCGCTTCAATTCTTTCTTCTTCAGTCTTTGCACGGGTAATTTCACTTTCAATCTTTGTATCAAGTGCTGCTTCTGCTGCCTGTGCCCTGTCTGATTCAGATTTTACTTCTGAAGTAATCTTGGAATCCAAAATACTTTCGGCTTCAGTGGCACGTTCCGTTTCAGCTTCAACCAATTCCACTGCTTTTGCTTCAATTCTTGCTTCTTCTGCTTTTGCACGTGTTTCTTCAGCAGTAACCAAAGTTTCAATCTTGGTATCAAGTACGGATTCAGCATTAGTGGCACGTGTTACTTCTGCATCAATATTACCCTGTAAAGTAATATCAGCAGCTTTATATGCAGCATCAACAGCAACAATAGTATCTGCATTTGCTTTTTCTGCTGCTTTGGCACGCTCAACTTCATTATTGATTAAAGTAATAAGATTGGAAATATCTTCAGTGAAATCATATTTATTTAATGAAACAGTAAAGTATGTTTCATCATTCTGTTTTATAGTCAATTCATTTTTATCTGAATCAAGTGTGAAGGAAATAACTTTTACATCAGTAGTTACACCATTATAAATTACTGAAAGTAAATCATTAATATTATCTTCGGTTGCCTGTACTCCTTCAATCTCACAATTTAGATAATTGAAGTTTAAAACAGGCTGTTCACCAACTTCATTATCAAGTAAGAAAAATGAAATTGCCGAACCTTCTATTTCGTGTCTTATTGTTCCTGTTTTATAACCATAATACTTGCCATCAGGATATGAAAACAGGATATAGTTTTCTTTGAAATTTATTTGAATCATCTGATTTATTTTATCAAAAGATAAAACTTCAGATAAAAACAAAACCCACACTGATTGTAGTGTGGGTTCAAACATCTTAAAAAAACAACCTTATAAAGTAAACGTTACTTTGGTTGGATAACCTGTTTTAAAGTCATAATTAACAATTGATTCGGCTTCTGATAATCCTTTGATTGCTCGTTTGTGAGCTTCAGTCACCAAGAAACATTTATCTGCGTATCTTTGTACAGCAGCCAACATTTGTTTTGCGGTAGGAATATCAATTGAAAAATCCTTATCATTAACAACAAAGGTAATTGTGGATTCACCAAGTAATAAAGCTGATTCAATTGAAGTTGATAATGCTGCACGTGTATCTTTATCAAACCAAGCTGTTTTATTGTTTAATATAAAACCATTTACATCTTCTGAAGTATCATAATCAGCCAATTCTTTCAATTTCACTTCTTTCAAAGTCTCGATTGGAAGATAAACAATACTGTACTGTTTAGTAATAGTATCTGCATCTTCAACATAAGATACTGTATAAGTTTGGTAATTGGCATCAAATTCAACAGGGGAATCAATCAGTTCTTTAAATCCGTATTTCTTCATCAATTCAGGATTAGCTTTGAAGTTAAGGATTAATTCACCTTCTTCAGTGGTATATACATTCTTTGCATATTCAATTGTGTTGTCTATATTTAGTTTAACGTATATCATTTTCTTTTTTAATTATAGATAAATTATTTATTCAGCAATTTTATGTTTCTTAAATTACTTACTTCGGTAATGATAACATCATCATCAAATGTTATTTTTTTATCAGTTGAACCACCGATAAACCCACTGCTTACTTCGTATATAACAGTTCCGTCTTTATGT